TTTTCTGATGATCCAGCAGCTATGGAAAAGATGAAATTGTTCTTTGAATATTTTTCACAACTTCCATTTTGGTATCAAACAATTTTTGTCGGAGTCATAGCGAGCGTCTATGGACTTAAGGCAACAGATCTAATAAAGAGAAAATAATGTTAAGTTATGAAGATATGAAGAAAAAGTTTCCCTCTATAACAGGAGCTGAGTATGGTAGAGCAGCTACTATGGCAAACAAATTTAAAATACCAGTAGACAAGTATTATGCTGAGATGTTAAAAAATGCGAAAGAAGAAAAATAATGATTAGAAATTTTAAAGATATAGTGATTTTATTAATAACAAGTGGTGTATTATTACTCCTTGGAGTTATTATTATAGGTGACTATGTGGTAGCACTAGAAGAAAATAGACCAGTAGATGAAAGCGTAATTACATTAATGAAGATGTCGGTTACAGGACTAATTGGTGTCATTGGTGGTTACATTGGTGGGAGTAAATAATATGATTAGATATATATTAATGACAATCAACCACTATGCTACAGCCTTAACAAGTTGGTCATGGCAAAAGTTATAAAGTAGATTCTAATTAATATGGAGTGTGCTAGTGTGAACTATTATTTTACAGGAGCTTTAATTATTGGATTTATTATACTAACAATATTAGTGGCACCCTTATGACTAGAAAAACTAACACTATGTTTAATAAGTTTATTAGGTATGATTCTTATGGGACTCGCTACCTGGACACTTGTCACACTCATAGAACTTCAATTAACAGTAACCATGATTCAAACTGATTTAATGTCTATTGATAAGCAATTCGGGAGAGTATATAATTTCATCGATTCCGTTAGAGGTAAATAATGAAAAATTGTAAAAAATGTACAAAAGAATTCGAAGCTAAAGAAGAATTTGATATGTTCTGTAGCGATGAATGTAAACAAGAAGCACTAGCTGATCTTGACAGTGACAGCGATGAGTGTTTATCTTGTCAATAAATGAATCTTTCCCGAAATTTTACTCTTCAAGAATTAATTAAATCAGACACTGCTGTCCGTAAGGGCATAGATAACAACCCTAACTCAGATCAGATAGCAAATTAAAATTACTTTGTGATAATATTTTACAACCTGTCAGAGACCACTTCGGTCCTGTAGTGGTGACCAGCTGCTATCGTTCTCCAGAGCTATCTGTTGCAATAGGAAGTTCTATTAACAGTCAGCACTGCGATGCGGAAGCGATTGATTTTGAATGTCCGGGAGTTGATAACGCAGAGCTCTGTGATTGGATATATAAGAATCTTGATTTTGACCAAATGATTCTCGAGTTTTATAAAAAAGGAGAACCTAACAGCGGATGGTGTCATTGTAGTTATGTTGAAGATAAACCTAGGAAGCAGTTCTTGCATGCCTTTAGAGAAGAGGGTAAAGTTAAGTATAAACCAATAATAGGAAAGGCAGTAGATTTATAATGGCAATAACAAGAGCACAGATGGCTAGACAATTAGAACCTGGTCTAGGGTCATCAGATAAAAGAAAATTTGATAAAGTAATCGCAAAAACACATGGAAAAGTCTATAAAGAAAAGAAACCCGGTCGCAAGAACCCTCTTACAAAGACGTTTACTGTTTAGCCCTAAGGTGGTACAATCAAAGAAGTTATATAACCGCAAACAGAAGAAGTTATACACTCTGAATGCCGCGGCACAAAAGGAGATTTAAATGGCTAAAAAAGGACCTTGTTGGGAAGGGTATGAAATGATTGGAATGAAATCCAAAGGTGGAAGAAAAGTTCCTAACTGTGTTAAGAAAGCTAGTGAAGGCTCGCTTGCGGAATATCAAGGTAAATTTATTAAACATGATTCAGGTGGAATAGATTTATCAAATAAAAATTTATCAGAATATTACGGAGATTTATTAAAATAATGGATGAAGCAACTGAATATAAAGCTTACTTAAAAGCATTAAAAGAAGCAACGGATTCTGTCAAAGGTGACAAACAGGATAAAGCTGCAAAAGCTGCAGCTAAAAATAAAATAATCAATCTATCTTGCGGCGGTATGGGTATCGCTGTTAAGGGTGGAAAATTCGAAGGAGTAAAATAATTATGAAGATGCAAAAGAAAATGTCAGGCGGTATGTCTGCTGGTGGTGGACACAAAAACTATAAAATGACCGGACAAATTGGTCAAGCTAAGGATGGTAAAATGATTAAAGCTAAAACAGGTAAACTTGTTGGATCTCAAAAAAATTACCAGACGGTTTAAAAAAGCAATTTTAGCATAAGGATGCAATGGCTACATCAGGAACTACAAGTTTTAATATCACAATCGATGAGGTTATAGAAGAAGCTTACGAAAGATGTGGCTTACGAACTAACTCAGGGCATGATATCAAATCTGCTAGAAGAAGTTTAAATCTTTTATTTTCTGAATGGGGAAACAGAGGTATCAACCTTTGGAAAGTTAAATCAGAAACTACAACACTTATTAATGGACAAGTAACTTATGACACACCTACTGATTGTAATGATGTGCTTGAAGCTGTTGTTACTACTACAGGTGGTAATCAACAAACATTAACAAAAGTATCTAGATCGGAATACATTGCGATACCTGATAAGACTATAACAGGAACACCTTCGCAGTATTATGTTAATAGACAAATCAACCCAAATATAAGTTTATATCTGGCGCCTGATACGAGTGCCGTGAGTAATATATTCTATTACTATCTTGCAAGAATCGAAGACGCAGGGGCATACACTAACACATCAGATATGCCATTTAGATTCTTTCCTTGTATGGTATCTGGATTAGCATTTTACTTATCACAAAAAGTTGCACCGGATAGATTACAAGCATTAAAATTATTATATGAAGATGAATTAAAAAGAGCATTAGAAGAAGACGGGCAGAGAACTTCTGTTTATATCACTCCTAATGTTTATTACCCACAAGGATCATAATGGCTTACGCAAAAAGGTAAACGTTCTCAATCAATATCAGATAGATCAGGACAAGCTTTTCCGTATTTGGAAATGGTAAAAAGAATGGAATGGTTCATGGGTACATACATCTGAATTTGAAGCTAAACAACCACAATTAGATCCAAAACCACATATGGCGGATCCTCAAGCGTTATGGAATGCTAGACCTCAAAGAGCAGCTCCGGTTACAGTTTATTTAGACCCACAATATTGGCCTGGACAATTTTTATCTAATGGTATGCAACCAGGAGAATCTTCTTTAGCAGAAAATAACAAGAGACAGTTGGGTGCTACAGTAGGGAGTGTTACAATAACTACATAATGACATACGCAGAATTATTACAAAAGGTTAGAGATTATACAGAAGTTGATTCAGCTGTTTTAACAGACACTATTGTTCAAGGAATGATAAGAGATGCTGAGCTTCGTATATTTAGAGAAGTGGACGCTGATTACACAAGAGAATATGCAACAGCTAATTTAAATATTGGTTCACCTTATTTAGATTTACCAAGTGCTGCTACAACAACAGCTACAAGAACATCTATTATTGTTAGATCCATGCTTGTTTTTGATTCAACACAAACACCTACTACTAAAGAATATTTAGATAAAAGAGATACAAGTTTATTTTGAATACAATAGTACGGGAGCAACAGGGGTTCCTAAATTTTATGCAAATTGGAAAGAAACTACTATTATTATGGCTCCGGCACCAGATGCTCAATATCAGGTTCAACTAAGCTATATATACTCTCCAGAGGCTTTAATCGGCTACAAAATACGACAACTTACTTTATCGGATAATGTTTCAGATCTATTATTCTACGCAACAATGGTTCAAGCATATGAATTCTTAAAAGGACCTATGGATATGTACAACCTATATAAAAGCAAGTATAATGAAGGCATACAGAATTTTGCTCTTCAACAAATGGGGAGAAGAAGACGTGCAGAATACGATGATGGGGTACCACGAGTTAAAGTGCCTTCTCCATCACCATAAAAATTATAAACTAGGAAGAAAAATTATGGCTATTACTACAAATGCAATTACGAGCTCTTTTAAAGAACAAACTTTTCAAGGGGTTACACAACTTTACAGTGTCAACTGGGGATGTTTTTAAACTAGCACTATACACAAGTGCAGCAACTATCGGAGCTGATACTACTTCATACGCAGTAGGTATTGGTGGACAGGTTGGAAACACTGGAACATACGCAGCCGGTGGCGGAGCGCTAGTTAACGCTTTAGTTTCTGTAAATGGAACTACAGCTTTTACTGACTTTAATGATTTATCATTCACTGGAGTTACATTAACAGCAAGAGGAGCTTTGATTTATAATACATCTGAAGCTGCTAAATCTGTGTGTGTACTTGACTTTGGTGGAGACAAAACTGCAACATCTGGAACATTTACTATTCAGTTCCCTAATGCAAACGATACACAGGCAATTATAAGAATATCTTAGGAGAAATAAAAATGGCATTGCTAGTACATGATAGAGTAAAAGAAACTTCAACGACAACTGGAACAGGTACATTAGACCTTGCTGGCGCAGTATCAGGTTTTGAGTCATTTGTTGCAGCTATCGGTAATTCTAATACTACTTACTACGCTATAACAGCCTCAAACGGAGACTTT